AGATCTGGGATATACTCTACCATTTCTATTTTGTTGTTCTGACTGCATGAAGATACCTTTGATGTAGGTATTTTGTTTGCCGCCAGATTTTTCCTCAGTAATGTATTCTAAGTCTTGATGTATTTCTTTTATAAGTTTCATTTTAACTTGTTACCTTAGTAATAACTTGCTGATTAGGTTCAGTGAATCCATTATTCTTTGTAAGACCTAGATACAAGGTACCACCTGTCCCAGGCATTGTTACTGAAATATTGGCGGTACTATTTGTAGAGTCTACAAAACCCATCATCTGTGATAAAGACCAATTATCATTTCCATGCAATATCATTACATTTGCACCATTGTATGGTCTTTTAACTAGAATAGGAGCGTTGGCATCTGTTGATGACCAAAGCACAGAATTTATTGTTACGTTGGCATTACCTGTATAATCAGCAAAAGTTTCATCTGCTAATGCCAAGGTTTTTATATCTACGTTAGCAACACCATCGCCTATTACTTTAACTATAGCTTGCTGTCTAACCTTCTTAAGAATAGTGACTGTAGCAGGCATTTACTTTCCTTTATATTTTCTCATTGAACGTAATTTAGCAAAATCAGCAGCTGTCAATTTATCTTTTTCTGGTTCATGTACATCTAACTTTTGCTGATTAGGATGAAGTTTTTCATTCATCTCGGTATCATTTTCTTTCTTTTCTTTCTTCTTCTTATGGTTATTGTGATACTCAGCCATAAGAATATCTAAATCTTCAGTGTATACTACTTCATCACCGTGATCAAACTTAACAGTATACCATTCAATATTGCCATTTATATCTGGTTCAGCATGATCTGCTTCTAATACTAGACCTTCACCAAAAATATCCGAATAAACATGTTTAGCACAGTAGTGCTGATTTTCATCAACTTCTTGTTTACTAAACATTAAATAATCATGAGCAGAATCTAAGTAATCTGCTGCTTTAGTTATTTTTGCCTGAACCCAACCATCTAATTGTTTTTCATCTGTCATCAACATAGCTAGAGCAGATGCTTGTTTAGCCATACGCATAAGTTCACCTCTGGCCATATTTCCTTCATCGTCCAATGACTCATTTTTCATAATAGATTTTGCAATCTTATGAGCTTTCTTTATAGTAGATTTTTCTAAAGGTGGATTGTCACCTGTAGATTTCATTGCTTGTGCCATGCCAATAGCATATGGGCTACGACTCATAGCTTCAAACATATCTACTTTAAAGTTTTTAAAGTCTTTCATTCTTGATCTCTCGAATATAAAGATTGTGATATATCTAATCGTTTATTATCTATAGCATCTGCAACTTTGCCAGACATTAAAGATGCAAATGTTGCTTGTGCATTAACTGCATCGCCTTGTAGAATAGTGTCTACCATACTTCGTATAACATCATTGGTTGTGTACTCTTCATCTTCAACTTCAGTTTCAATTGTATTATCAGTCATAATATCTCCTATTGTTGTGGCTCAGTATTATTTATTAATGGTTGAGGGGGAGGTCCTTCATCTTTAATTTGGCCTTTAATCTGTTCCATTTCATCATCAGTATATCTTAATACTTTCTTCATTACGTATTCTTGACTGAAGTATAATCCAATAAACGGTGCCATTTGATTAAGAACATCTACTCTATTTCTTAAATTTTCTGCATCTTTTAATTCTGAATAGTATCTATCTTGAGCATATATGTAATTTATATCCTCTTTAATTTCGTTCCAATCCGAATCTGTCATTATTCCTTTAAGAATAAGTTGTGTTCTCATCACATCTTGAAATAATTCGTTAAACTTTTTACGAAGCTTATCTACAAATTTACCAAACTTTAATTCATCTCTAGTTATTTCAGCAGCTCTACCAAAATTCATACCTGTAGATGCCTCTAATCTAGACATAGGCACATTAAGAGATTGATACAATTTATTCTTAAAGTAATTTATGTCATCAATCTGACCTAAATTCTCACCCCCGGGCAAAGTAGTAATTTCTGTTCCTCGCCCACCTTCTCTGCGAGGTAACCAAAAATCTTCAAGCATTGACATAAATTTTCTATCATCTTTTATCTCGCCTGTATTGGAATCGTAAACAATTTTGTTACGATACTTATTCATCACATCTTTTAAATATTGTTCTGCTTTGATTTTAGGCAAATTACCTACGTCAATATAGAAAATTCTTCTTTCTGGTGCTCTCGATATTCTATAAATTACCAATGAATCTTCCATCATCTTAAGTTGATTAGCAGGTTTGACTGCCTTGTGCAAATAACTTAAGACAATACTTTTCTCTAAATCCATAACACCAGATGGAATAAATGTAATAGTATCTGGCGATATTTTAATGCCTTGATTTAATCCTGGCACGTTACCATATTGTTGTGTGTAACGTAAACCTTTTTCATTGTAAATATAAAACTCTTCGATTTTTTCTATAATATCTACACCAGAGGGAGATTTTTTCTTTTTGATATCTCTGACCTTTTTAATTTTTCTTGGGTCAATATATCTAAGTTCTAAAACACCTTTTTTTGGATTTGCATTATCTATTACTTTCTGGTAATAAATTCTTCCATCAATATACCAACGTCTAAAAATATCTTGCCCTTTAGACTTAAACTCAAGCATTTTAAGAATATTATAAAATTCATTTCTTATACTTAGTTTAATATTATCTGATAAGTTAACAACATCAAGATTAATATCAACTAATCTATCTGTATCTGTTCCTGCAATTGCTTCAGTTACTATTTCGTCAATGGCATTGGAGACGTCCGAATACATTGACGTCTCTCTATATTTTGTAATAACTTCAGATTCAGATTTAGCTGTTGCATCTAAATCAACATAAGTACCAAAATATCCACCAGCAGAAACCGCAGATGCACCTTCGTCGTCATCTGGAGGTATAAAGGTATTCTTTCTTACCTCCAGATTTGCCGGTTCATCTTTAGATAACGTGTAGCCAAATAACGATATTGCCATATTATAAAATTAACTATTAAAATGGTAATGTGAAAGACGAACCAACATTTTGCGAAGTTGTAAAATGCTGATACTGCCACGTTACCGTAAATGATGAAATGGTGTCATTTGCCCCAAAATCTAATCCGACAGGTGAAACATCTATAGGAAAAGCCTGAGACAGTTTATAGCTCTTCAACACATTACCGTTTCTATCCAATTGGAAGATATCTAAATCACGTTGATATTCTACGGGATTTAATCTACCAATTTTAGCTACAAGATCATCCATGCCATTCATCCATTGTTCACAAGCATTTCTGATTGACATATCCGCATCGTTAAGAACAGTGATTGTCCAAGGAGCGAATACTCTATCACCTGCAAATTTTACTTCTCTACCTCTGTAAAGAACAATAGCAGGGTTGACTGTTTGTCCAGGAAGTTCTGCAACATTTACTAAGAATGGTGCGCGTCTAACAGCATTAGCTGAACCTGTAACATAAGTTGGAAAACTTAATTGAACGGCAAATTGATTAGGGCGAGCACCACCATTAACTAGTGCCGCTTTAAAACTACTTACATTAAATGAGGTTGACATTTATTCTTCTCCCCTTATTATGCGCCAACTTCTTCAAAACTAATACCGCTTCGAGTCGCAATAAAGTTTAGTTGAATAAAGTTAATAGAACGTGCAGGTTTAACAAATATATCTGCTACGAATTCGTTTCTATCAATAACCTCACCTGTGTTATTAGTTTCGTCGCAAACTACTTTAAAATCAGTAACACCTCTGCGACCTTGAACATCTCTTAGGAAAGGTTCAACCAAATTACGGAATTGCGCACGAGTGAAAGCATCATTAAATTCAAACAACTGAAACTTGGCTGCAGTTGCTATAGCTTTCTCTAGAACAATAAACAATCTACGAACATTAATTCTATCAAATGCGCTTGGTTTTGACAACAATGTCTTGTCACCAAATAATATAGTTCCTTGACCTGGGAATGTTACAATTGGATTGACTCCTTTCTTGTAGAGTGTATCTCTATCAGTTTGTCTAGGAGAATATGCCAATTTCACAACGTTCTTAATTTGGCCTCTATTGAATCCTGCTGGGGAAAACCAAGGATCGGTTGTAAAATCTGTTCTTACAACTGTGCCTGCAGTATCACCATTGGCTGGTATCCAACGATATACGTCGTTATATCTATCAAATTGATACTTGAATCCGGAATCCATGACACCATAGGAACTTGATGGTAGTGAATCACGGAAACCAGTTACATTAGTTGTCTGTGTTGAATTGCTTGACACGCCTACTACAGTAGTTTGATCAGGCGAAACAAAAGCAATACAATCTTTTCGTACTTCACAAATATTATTAATAACATATGTTGCAACTGTCGTACTAACGTTGCCTAAAGGTATTAAACTAATATCATATAATTCATCATTTGCAAATTCTGCTATAGCAGACATTAAATTACCATCAGTAGGTGAATCAGCCGATACACCAAATACAAATGATGATTGAAGATTAGCAGTTAAATTACCAAATGTAGTAGTAGAAGCAGAACCCCAGTTATTACTTGTAACTAAAGGAGGGTGCGAACCCCACCAAACATATTTAGAACTATTATTTAATACATTTTTATAATAACTAGAAGATCCATCGAAATTCTTAGCATCAGATGCTTTAGAAAGATTCGGAAATTTTTCTAAAACTGTACCAGCAGTTCCAGTCCACGTGCCTTCATCATCAACAATAATAACATGCATCTCGTCGTGAGCACCACCTGCATTAGTGACATAGGTAGATGTGCTAGGCGCACTATCAAAATTTGATGCATAATTCCAGCCAGACCAAGTATTTGCGTCAGCTATTGATATTTTTAAAGAATTACCTAAGTTTCCTGCATACTTAGCAATAGCAACACCCAATGCTGTGTTACCCGACGCATATGTAGCATCGTAACTGTCTGCATTGGTGATTAATTGTGCAGCACCAAATACGTTAGAAATTGCGTTTTTAGCTGTCGCCTTATTTACAACACGGATAACTTGTAGGTTGTTACCATAAGATAAAAAATTTGCAGCTGTGAAAAATGATTGGAAAGTAGTGTCATTTGGTTTTCCAAAGACCTCTACCAATTTATTTTCTGAATCAATAGATGTAACTTCTTCTACAGGACCCCATTGAAAGGCGCCAGCAAAAGCGCCAGCAGTAGTAGAAACTGTTGGGACTATTGATGTAAGGTCCTTTTCAGTAACCAAAACTCCTGGAGATAGCGCGAATGCCATGTTATTCTCCTATATTTTTTTGAAATAATCTACCTGAAAT